GACGATAAAATAAAGGATTTGGTTGACCATATTCCTTTTGTAAAATATTATGCAGTTGAAAAAATGACAATAGGATCAAAACGAAATTTAATGCATAAATACGCAAAAGGAGATATAATTATTTATATAGATGATGATGATTACTATCCTCCACAACGAATACAACATGTAATAGATTCATTAGATTCTACATTAATTTGTGGTTCAAGTATCATGTATATTTATTTTACTAACTTGGATAAAATATTCAAGTTTGGTCCATACGGTAGTAACCACGCAACCGCGGCAACATTTGGATTTAAACGCGATTTACTAAACCAAACATCTTATGATAAAAATGATGAAAAGGGCGAAGAAAAGTTTTTTTTGAAAAAATGGTCTATTCCATTAAAACAATTAGATCCTAAAAAAACAATATTAGTCATTTCTCACAACAAAAATACCGTTGACAAAAATAAATTATTAGATAATCCGTCGGTTGAAGAAACAACTTATACTTTGGAAGATTTTATCGAAGACCCTCAAATTATATCCTTTTATCGTAACATAAATGAAAAATAATATAAAGACGCTATACATATATATGTAAAAAGGCAAATGGATTACTCGAAGAAAGACGACAGATTTTTACCAATTCCAGAGAACGAAGAACGCGATGATGAAAATGTTGTAAAATACATTAATCCGAGAAAGCATGTTCTTCGTCGAAAAGTAGACGGTCAGAAAGTTTTTATCACCGTTTTTGAGACAAACTTCAGTAATGCTCATGCGATGAATGCTATGACAAATATTCCGTACAAAGTAAAGTTTGGATCGAAAGACGAAGATGGTTTGTTTAGTGTAATCATCGCTACTGGAGAAACTGGTCAGACTCCTCTTATTCTATTTTATGATTCGCCAGAACAATATGAGCGCCATTTTTTTGTCAATTTGTCTCCAGCAACAAAGCAACGTTGGCACAAAAAGTCGACGAAACATCGGATTCATGCTATGGGATAATTAAAGCAATATTAAATATGTTTTCAATGACTTAATAAAATATATTATTTTCATTTATTTAAATATAATATTAAATAAATGAAAATAATTAAATTGGAACATTCGCAAGTTAAAAACAAAAGGTTTAGAGTATTATTAGATAATAACAAACATTATGATTTTGGATTAGATATAGGTGAAACTTATATAGACCACAAAGACAAATTGAAAAGAGATAATTATAGAAAAAGACACTACAACAGTATTAAAGAACAGCCGTACATAAAAAATTTAATTCCATCACCAGCTCTCTTCAGTTATTACTTACTATGGGGAGAATCTACAAGTATACAACAGAATATTAAAATGCTTAATAAATTAATGAATTAAAGGTTAGATTTGCAAAATTTTTGTTGTAATATTCTAATACATTTAATAAATTTATTCCAATCATTTTCCCACATGGTAATTAGATTAAATCCCATATCTCTTATGTATTTTTCTTTATTTAATGTGTTTTGATATAATTCTCCAAATGTGTTACCAGTTTTTTTATTAATATCTGTTGTTAAATATTTATTAGGATTACCGTGCCAAAAGTCTCCATGAAATTCATAGATTGTATTTGTTTCTTTACAATATCCATCTGCTTTATATCTTGAATTTGGAATATTAAATTCACCTTCATTTTTTGCATGCGTAATTTTTATAGAATATTTAATTTCCATATATGATAGCCATTCAATACTTAATTTTGAATATTGGTTTGAACATTTTGGACACCCCTTTCCAAATTTATGCATATATGGTAAAATATCAAATATTCCATGATTATTGCATATAACAGATATTGTATATGATGATCCTTTCCATTCAACTAATGAATAATCATATTTATTATCATATAATTTTATAAATTTATTTATATATTCATCATATGGTTTTATTTTAGCAATAGCAGATTTTATTTTTCCACATTTAGGACATCCTCGACCTTTCAAATGATTATTTGGAGTTACAATAAATTCTCCGTGTTCTTTACAAATAACTATTAATTTTGTTTTTGCATCAATATAATTTGATTTTGTATAATCATACATATGACAATGAATATTATTTGATTTATTTTTAAATTCAATTTCACTATTTTTTTTTGTTTAATTCATTATTTTTTTGAACTCTTTTACGTCCACACATATAACAACCATGTCCTTGCAAATGACTTTTTGGCGACTGTAAGAATTCATTGTGTTCGTCGCAAATGATAATTACTTTTTTTAATGAATTAATATAGATTACTTTTGAATAATCATATTTATTACCCCAAATTTTTATAGATTTTTCAATAAATTTTTGAGTATTTAATTTATTATTCTGTTTATTTTCTGATAACATTTCTTTTTTACATGTTTTAATATATTCATTTTTTTCATGTCTACAAAAACTACAATCATATATATAATGTTGTTGAGGCATTTGTTCAAATTCACCATGTTTCTTGCATATTATTATCACTTTAGTTTTTGAATCTGTATATTTGGTTTTAGAATAATCATATTTATTTCCCCAAATTTCTATAGATTTTTCAATAAATTTTAGAGTATCTAATTTATTATGTGGGATAAAATTTATTTTTGAACAAATAGTACAACCTCTTCCTCTTTTATGATCTGCTGGTCTAATTTTAAATTCTCCATGTGTAGGACATTTAACAATTATATCTTTATCTACACCATTCCAAATAACTTTAGAATAATTATATCTGTTATTATGTATTTTTTGTAAATCTTCTTTATAAATGTTCCAAGGAATTAACATTCTTTCTTTTGTTTTTTCATTTGCACATTTCCCACATCCATTTCCATTAAGATGACTATTTGGTGTTTGTTCAAAATCTCCATGAATTAGACATGTTATTATAATTTTTTCTTTAGCAGAAATATAATTTAATTTTGAATAATTATATTTATTATTGTGTTTAATGGTTACATCATTTATAAATTTATTTTTTGCTTTTTCTATTTTATCCTTACCTATTTTTTCAAAGGCACATTTTTTACATCCGTCTCCCGAAAGATGTTTGTGAAATGATTGTTCAAATATTCCATGTTGTATACAAATAATATTAACACGAAAATCTCGTTTAGGTAATTCTATAATTTTTGAATAATCATATTTATCGTTGTGAATTTTTTTTGCTTCTTCTATATAATGTTCCTTTGTTTTCTTTATTGGCATTATCATTAGGAAGTAAATAATTTTATATTATTTTAATGGTTACAATTTTCATTTGGTATACTTTGTTATTTTATACATACTTATATATGTATAAAATTATTCTTCAATTAATTTATCCAGAAACTTAAAAAGGCGATTGATATTTAATACACAAACATCATATTTTTCCAAACTTGAAATTAGATCGTCTAATTTTGTATTTCGATTTTTCATAAAATAATCAAACAGATCATTTTTATCAATCAACATATTTTGACAAAAATCTCGAATAAATATATAATTATTATATTCCGTTGAATATTTTGTCAATATTTTTGTAAATCTTACGTCAGATAAAGTAGTTCGAAAAGAAGGATTTTCATAAATATATTGTTTATAAAAATTCATGTTTTTTACAACTTTTATTAAAAAGGTTAAATCTGTTAATTGCCATATTTGTTTTTGAAAAATAAATTTATCAATGTAATCTGCATAACAAATATTCTGTAAAAAATAAATATATAAAGGTATCCAATTACTTTGCGGTATTTTTGTAAACACATCTACAATATTTTCATGCCATATTAAACCAATCACGTTTTTGTCTAATTCATTCAACGAATAAATATCATTTGACATATTTATGATACTTTTTGTAAACAATTTGTTTTCAGTAGACGAATAGTTGTTTCTTACATTGTTAAAAAAACTATGGCCTATAACATCTTTATTTTTTAAATAAATGCCGTATAAACAACTTAACTTTTGAATATTTGTATTTGTATACATAAAAATTTCATTCAAAAATTCAAGTTTATCTGGCATAATTAATGTGATTATCTTTATCATTTGGTTCCTTGTTGGTTTATTCATTTTAAATTGAATACATCCACTCGCCAACTCTTTTATTTTTTTATCCAAAATAGAATTACTTATACAAATGATTTGGTTGACGGATGATTCTTCCGTTTGTTGCTTTTTTGTCTTTTTACATCTCACAATTTTCGTTAAAGAAGCTATTCCGGTTTTATCCCCATTGCTCATGTATTCAACATCATCCATAACAATGACAATTTTTTTGTTTATTTTATGAAATAATTGTATAACATTTTGATTGCCTTTAAATTCAGATGATATATTATCCATTGCCGTTTTATTACGGACATCTATATTATTATAATACAAAATATCATAATCTAAATCCCCTATGATTTTTTTTACCAAAAATGTTTTCCCAACACCACTTTCACCATGAATAAAAATATTTTGTTTAATATTTGCCTTTGAACTGAATGAAATAATTTTTTCCTTTATTTCATTTATTAATGTTGTTTGTTGTAGTATGTTTACTATTTCGTCATAATATAATTCCATAACTAGAAAAATGATTAATATTTAAGTTTTTTAAATGTTGAATTAGAACGGTGCGCATGGTGGAGAATTACCAAATCCATATGTGATACCATCCCAATCATATCCATTTTTATAAATATCTTTTACAGTATTACAAAGGGATTCTTCGCTTAAATCAAATGTATCACATTGTTTTGTTTTTGAATGATAATTACAGCATTCGCCATTACTGGTTTTTACCCAAAAATCTGGACAAGATGATTTAGGAAGACGCCAACTTTTGTTCGAAGAAAAAGAATATAACACAAATAACATTATTATAATATATAAAACTATCAATGTTGTAAAAACCCCTTCGCGAATGTTCATACAATAAATAAATATTTAATTACATGGATCATTTCCATAAGTTATGCCGTCCCATTCGACATTACCGCAGCTAGCCAACGTTACCTTGCTATTTGTACAGTAAAACGAATAATTTTTATGAAATGTTGTTGTACCATCAGCATTAAGAGTAGGATTGTTATCTTTAGCATCACAATTAACTCTTGCACCGTTATTTAAATTGTCTATTCCATAAACACAAGTCATATTTTTATTTTGATTATAATCAATGTTACCCCATCCACCTTGACAAAAGGTATGTCCGTCAACTGCACCATTGTCGCCCGTATACAACTTTCCATCAGCATAATCTGATGCCCATTCTTTTTTTTCGCAATCAGATAAAGGAGAAAAATCTAATTCTGTAGTATTAGGACATGCCCCATTATTTTCACCATATTTACACTTTCCATTTTCTAACATTGTCCAATAATCTGGACATGGTTGAGTAGTCGGAGGCCAATTTTTTTTTTGGGCTTGTCTAAATACCCATACAAGCATAATAATAAAACCAATCATTAATATTATAGTAATTAATAGAATCAATTGTTGAATTTTCCCTAACATATAATATATTAATAATTTTTTCTGTAATGATAATAATGATACAACCAAATACACAAGACTTGTTTAAAATGTATGACAAAATTCCGGTTCATCAAATAAGCACAATCCGTGATCCGTTAAACGGTGTTTGGTCGAATACTCAACTTTCTACTTTGTTTTTTTCAGAAGCAAATGTAAAAATCATTCAAAATGGCATTAGAGCAAACGTCTATAAGATGTCAAACGGTAAATATCTTATTGATAACCAAGATAATGATCAATTAATCACTATTATGCGAGGCATGTTTGTAGAATATTCAAAAAATTTGCCAACAAATATTACTGAACAAATTAAAATATTAAATGACAAAGTCATCGTTTACTGTAGTCATCAAGTATACGAAGAAGCAAAAGGGTATTTGACCTATTTAAAAGATTCTACTAGTCTTATTAAGCCATTAAACTATCCAACCATGCCATATACAAAAGATAAACAATTGGAATTTAAAACTTTTTTTTAAACGTGATATAAAGGATCAAAAGCCCAAAAAACCTTTAAAAAGTAAATTTATGTTAGATTCACTTCGGTATAATTTACGATTATAACCATAAATTATGCTAAATCATACGCCAATTTGCGTCTATAGGATACCAACCAACAATAAATTTGATTTCTTTTTTGTTGGTTTTTGGGATTGTCATATACCAATTATATTTTTTCGAAGTTTGTTTATATCTATAATGATGTTCGGTTTCACTCATTTTATTATATTTAAAACCATGATCTCTTAACCATTTTAGGATTTAACCGTTTAATTTAAATGGGTCTCCGACAAGTGCTTTAGCGCCATGATCTGTATTTTTATCTATAACAATATTTTCTCCTTCAAATAAAGTAGCGTGTATATCTTGAGCTGTCGCGTTCTCTCCTAATTCTTTCTCTTGTGTATTCATATTTTTAATACCTACCAAGTTACCATTTTCATCTAATGTTTGTGTGAGTTTATTACCAGTCAATTCTGCCTTTTTCTTGTTCTCTTCCATTGCCTTCTGTTTTGTTTCTTTGATTCTCTGTTCAAAAGAAGATTTTGCAAAAGATTCGTTCTTATTTTTTTCATTCATGAGTTGATTTAACTCTTCTTCTAAATATTCTACTTTACCAGTTTTGTAAGCTTCTGGGTCCCATGGCATCCAAACACCTATCGGGCCTACTAAAATGTCGTGATTTGGGTCTACTTCGCGTAATAACTTGCATCGTAGTTCTGCCTCTTCTTGGGTGGAATAAGAACCTCTTATTTTTACACCTCGTGTAGATGTTTGAAACTTGTGTTTTTTGTTAAAAGCCGCTTCTAGTTCTTCTTCACATTTGTCCACAAACGTTTTATAGTCATTCTCAAAGTTACTGTCTTTTATGAGATTTTCTTTCTCATCCGTGATAAACTCGTTAAAATCCGTAGTCAAATCTTCAAAGGTTAAATTATATTTATAGGAAATAAAATTAAGAAACTGAACAAATTTTTCCATTGATTTATTGAAATCCCATCTCTTTAAAAATTCTTGGAAAAAAAAGGCATCCTTTTGTTTTAATATTTTTTCGGGAGAAATAAAGGACATACAAACAAATTTTTGACCACTGATTGGTTTATCTTCTTCTAACAGATCAACATAATTGGGCTGTGTTTTGTTAGAAAAATTATCTTTAGACATAAATAACTTTAGGCCCAAAGGTTTAAGTTATTTTAATTTATTTTATTATAATAATGGATAATTATTTCAATGTTCAAGAAATTGTACGTCGTATTGTAAAATATTTGGTAGAGGGTTTAATGGTCGCTATTGCGGCATATGCAATTCCAAAAAAAAGTATGAATCTTGAGGAAATTGCATTACTTGCGTTGGTTGCCGCTGCCACCTTTAGTATTTTAGATACCTATATTCCTAGTATAGGTTCTAGTGCAAGATCTGGTGCCGGATTTGGCATTGGTGCCAACATGGTCGGTTTCCCCGGAGGTCTTTAATAAATAGTAGGTTTAAAATCCCAGTTTAGTACACCGCACATTTTTTTCCATATATCATCTTGTTCAATTAATTTTTCACGATCTTTTAGCATTGGTATTTCATTTAAATAGGTTGTTTCTCCCAACAATTCGCACAATTTGAATAAAATATAATAGTAATTTAAAAAATTAACACGATAGTCTGGGCAAAATTTTGCATAAGGTGCTTGCAATTCCATAAAAAGGTTGCATAATAGTTCTTCCATGTCCGGGCTAATATTCAAAGGAGGAATGCCTAATTTATTTTTTATAAAGGCAATGTGTTCGTAATATTTGTTATATCTTAATTTTTTTAATATTTCTTTTGTTTTACCATATGTCATTTGATCTAGTGTAATTCTTTCTCGTTTTATTTGTAGACGAATATTATCGATAATTTCGTCCGAAATAAATGTTGTTTCTTTACCTTGAAATTGGGCTAAAATTTCTTTAAAATGATTAATTTTTTTATATGCATAAAACGAAACTTCTTTAGGCGGTTCTTTATAGGATGGTTTTTCATTTTCCACCAAATACGGAATATTTTTAAAACAAACGTTACATAACATTAATCCTTCATCTTCTATAGGAATTATTTCACCTTTTAAACAATATATACAAGTATCCTTTTGTTGTGTGTTTAGCTCTGTCTCCATACCAATATTTTGCAAATATTTTTGTATAATATTATTTTTTGTATCTTTAACAACTGGTTCTAATTTAAAAAAGGTGTTTACTGAATTATTTGACACCACATTTTCATTAATATTTTGTTTAGACTCGAAATATTCAAAAATATATTTCGAGTTTTTTAATAAATAATCATTTTTCCTTTTTTTAATGTTTTTAATTTTTTGAATAGTGAGCATTATTTCATCTTGAATGTCTAATTTTTCTTCATTCGTAGTAGGAGTTTTTTTTTGTAAGTTTAAAATTTTTGTTTTTAACCGTGGTATTATTTCCGTTTCATTTTTATCAAACTCTTCTAAAAATTCCATGTGTTTTCCGTCAATAGTAAATTGATCATTTTTAAATATTTTAATTTTTTTGTCCGTTTTAGGTTTGAAACTATTCATAAACTGTTGTTTGTGAAATATATTTATATTAAAAAATAAGTAATATAAACAAATAATATTTCTCTTTTATTTTTATGAAATTACAAATTTTAATGGAAATAGAAAATAAAACGCAAAAATTAGACATTGATAATCTAGAGATACAAAAAATGTTATTTATATATAATGCCCTCGAAGATGGTTGGAAGATTGGAAAAGAAAAAAATACATTTGTTTTCAATAAACCTCACGAGGAGAAAAAAGAATATTTTACAGATGATTACCTAAAAGAGTTTATTAAAAAACAATTTCGTTTTTTAAAATAAGACGTAAAAATATATTAGATTAAAAACAAAAATTATTTTCTTTAGGAATAATATAAAATGGGCGGAGGTTTAATGCAACTAGTCGCTTATGGAGCACAAGATGTTTATTTGACGGGTAATCCACAGATCACTTTTTGGAAAGTTACCTACAGACGTTACACAAATTTTGCGATTGAATCTATTGAGCAAACATTTAATGGACAAGCCGATTTTGGAAGACGAGTACAATGCACGATTAGTAGAAATGGAGATTTAGCTTATAGAACTTATTTACAAGTAACTTTACCAGAAATCAATCAGCTTATGGGTGTTGGATTTAGCCCAGAAGGTCTTTCTACCGTTTATGCTAGATGGCTTGACTATCCCGGAGAACAACTAGTTGCCCAAGTAGAAGTTGATATCGGTGGGCAGCGAATCGACAAACAGTATGGCGATTGGATGCATATTTGGAATCAGCTCACAATGACTAGTGAGCAGACTCCCGGCTATTTCAAAATGATTGGTAACATTACCCAACTGACATTTATTACTGATCCTTCTTTTGCGGAAGTAGATGGTCCGTGCGATTCTCTTGCACCACGCCAAGTGTGTGCTCCAAGAAATGCTCTGCCAGAATATACCTTGTACATTCCTCTGCAATTTTGGTTTTGCACAAATCCCGGACTTGCTCTCCCACTTATTGCTCTTCAGTATCACGAAATCAAAATTACTCTCGATATTCGTCCTATTGATGAATGTTTGTGGGCAGTTACTACATTGAATTGCAATGCAAATTCTACCAGTGGAAAAAGTATGGCGGGTCCTATTTCTGGTTATCCAAACAGTTCAAATGGCCAGTATGCACCCGGACGCCCAGTTCCAGCAGCTATTGCCTATAACCAGTCATTGGTTGCGGCATCCATCTATGTAGATTACGTATTTTTGGATACCGACGAGAGAAGGCGTATGGCACAAAACCCACACGAGTATTTGATTACTCAGCTTCAATTTACTGGCGATGAATCTGTTGGTTCTTCTTCGAATAAAATTAAATTGAACTTTAATCATCCAGTAAAAGAGTTGATCTGGGTTGTTCAACCAGATCAGAATGTCGATTATTGTTCTTCGCTAGTTTGTGATGCACTTCTGTATAAGGTACTTGGTGCTCAGCCATTTAACTACACTGATGCCATTGATGCATTGCCAAATGCTATCCATGCTTTTGGTGGTCCAACAGAAATTGGTGGAGAATATGGTTTCATTGACGCAAGAGGAATGTTTGATGATGCGGGTGCCGGAGATGTTGCTATAGATGGTACTGGTTATTGGCATGGTCCAGAGAATCCATACAACGAAGTAAATTTGGGTTTTAATCCAGATGGTCCTACATTACCAGTATTTCCTAACCAAAACTCACCTTTTAATTTAACACCAGAGCAGCTACGTGAATTTGAAAAATACGCCGATCCAAATATAAATAAAAATTCGGGTGTTTCTGATGCCGGCACATTTGTTCTTTGCGAAACATCTCTCACTCTGCATTGTTGGGGTCTTAACCCAGTTGTTACTGGAAAACTTCAGCTTAACGGCCAAGATAGATTTTCAGAGCGTGAAGGATCCTACTTTTCATGGGTTCAGCCTTTCCAGTGCCATACACGCACCCCAGACGAAGGAATCAATGTTTATTCTTTTGCCCTACGCCCAGAAGAACACCAGCCTTCTGGAACTTGCAATTTTTCACGAATTGATAATGCAACTCTTCAGTTGGTTCTTTCAAACGCTACTGTTGAAGGAACAAAGACCGCAAAGGTTCGTGTCTATGCAACCAATTACAACATTCTTAGAATTATGAGTGGTATGGGTGGTCTAGCCTACAGTAATTAAATGTAAAAAATTGATTTTTTTTTAAACTTATTATATAATTAAAAATGTTTCGCGCAACGGTCAAACTAGCTTTTGGATATTTTACCACTTTTACTGAAATTAGTCTAAATTCGACTACAAGCCAGATCATTGAGCATTTACAAACATGTATAAAATCAAATTTCAACGTGGAGCCAGACGCAGACGTTCAGATCATTTCGCAAAACGATATGCGGTATTGTGAAATGAGCTCGGAGTTATCATATAATAGCGTATTAACGCCATTAAATGATATGGTATTTTATGCAAGAATTATTAGAAAAATTAATAATATAGAATATATCAAGACAGACGATCGTGGACAAGTTTCTTATTTAGAGAAACAAGAAGTAGAACGAATGGTTAATGGACAAATATCTCACCTAAGGTATTTATCAGAAGCAGAAATACCCAATACATTTAGTACACCTTCGCCCGTCTCTGAACCAGAGATTTCTAGAGAATGTGTATTATGTCAAGAAAATCACGTGATTGACGAACAAATGTTTCAGTGTACTCACTTATTTTGCAGTGAATGTCTTTCAAGTTGGAGAACGAATGCCTCTCGATATAATTGTCCTTTATGTAGATCATAATTTAATTAAACATTTCATTTCTTCTTCTTGAACCCTTTTTGTGCGTTTTTTAGCTTTTCGATGGTTAAACCCGTGTTGTCTTTCGTAATCTATAATTTTCCAAAAATTACGTATATCGTAAATGACATATTCAAACCATAAATTATTTCTGACAACTAAAACACAGCTTATTATTTCTAATTTCCAATAAATATTTCTAACCCATATTAATCCTTGATCTTGATAAGTTACCATCATTGTTTCTTCCCATGTTTCATCTATTAAATGAAGAGGTTTATAAATATATTTAGGTGTCCCATTTAAATGTGAAAAATACATTATAATACCTTTGTATTGACAATTATCATGCAAGTAATCTAATTCTGTTTCATATTCTATAAATTTTGTTTCTAAAAAATCACATTCATTTAAATCGCATGTTTCCATTTGTAATTGCATTTGTATCCAATACTCCAGTTTAGGTATGCCAGTTATTTCTCTATTTACTACATTTTTTATTTCTAACAATCTTCCATATCTACCCGATTCTTTATCAATATTAATACCGTCTGGCGATGCCCCAAGAAACGAATATTTGTCGTGTTTAATACAACCAAATTCTTCTATTTTTGTATTATACATATCTTCATAAATCATAATGGACACACGTTCATACTTTTGTCCCCAGTGCATTGGATTTAAAACATTAATATGTTTAAAATTTTCAGTTTCTTCTGGAACAATAATAACACTTTCATTAAAAGCAAAACATTTTTCATAAATTAATTGATTCCGAGAAGCATCTGTATCAAAAATTTTATATGCATTGCTCGCAGTAATTAAATTATTTCGAAAAGAATACCATTCGCTTGTGCGTTGTTGTGGTTGTGGTAAATTACGCAAATAATCAATCCGATTTGAAATAATTTCTATATCTTCCGAATCACTCTCTTTTAAAATATATGTACTACGAAATGATCTGGGTGGTATACAAATTTCATAAAAAATGTTAATAGTATAGTCTATTAATTCTACTAGTTGTTCTTTAGATAATTCATCTGTCTCTGTTGTTTCGTGTATCATCTTTATGATTTCATCTACATAATCATCAATATATTTTATAAATGTTGCATCATAATCTTCTCTCGAAAATAAATGAATATTATGTAGGGTATAATCATACATAATTAACAATAAATCTTCTACAAAATTTTCACATTCTTCGGCATTTAATTCATTCATTAATATAAATTAACATTTTAATTTTAAATAGAAAAAATATTCTTTTTCGATACTATTCTTACTGTTTTAGGATTTACATTTTTCAATGTAAACTTTTTGTTATCTAAATTTAAAAATAAAAGTCCGGGAATATCTTGTATTTTAGAATTAATTTTATCGTAAACAATATCTTTTACCTTGTAAATTTTTTTTTTATCAATTGCATCTTTTAAAAAAGAAATAAGTTCGTTGCATTCCAATAAAGTTAAATTGTTTTTAACCATATAAAATTTAGCAAATTCTTCTAGCTTTTTATACTTTGTGGTCTTATCAAGCTTGTTCCATGGTTCGCTCCGATTGCTCCTTTTTTCATTTTCCAGAAAAAGTTCTACTTGCGATAGATCAGTGTTTTCATTCAACTGTTTCGCGCTCATCTTGTATTTTATATTTTTAACTTCGTTAATTTCAGAATTTTTTGGTTTTACCGACATTGGTTCGTTTTCTTTAAATGATTCCATTATATATTATACATATAATAAGTTTAACTTCTTTTATTTATAATACTTATGGAGAAAAAAGTTGTTTTTTCTGGTAAAAATAATCGATATCAAATAAAAAAACTAAATGGTGATGAACCAGTAAAAAATCAACTGAAGGCAAATAATGGAGAAAAAGAAAATATTCTACAAAAATTAGGAGGTTACAAGAATCAAGATAAAAAAAGAGGTTGGATCTCGGATATACAAGTAGAAGATATTCACTCTTTATTAGCAACTCCCGATTGTTATTATTGTAAAAACAATGTACTTGTTATATACGAGACAAAACTCCATCCAATGCAATGGACATTGGATCGAATAGATAACGCATTGCCACACAATAAGGACAACGTAGTATTGTCGTGTTTAAAATGCAATTTAGAACGACGTAAAAAAAACGCAGATCATTTTTTGTTTACAAAGGCGTTAAATGTAATCAAGTCCTAATTGCGTAATTTGTGGAATGTATGGAGGCAAAAAGGCAAATTTTGGATGAATTCTAATACCCGAATTTGTTTCTACAATCTTCCCAGTACCAATTCCCCTTTCAAGCATTCGTTTTTGTTTCCTAAATTTTTTATAGGTTGTTTTTTTCCCATTTATCTTATAAACGTTTTTTCCTTTTACGCGTGTTTTGTAAAGTTGGATCATTATTTAAGTTAAGAAAATATTTATTTAACCCGTTTGAAAACGGCGACTATATGGACTATTAAAAGATGGTCTTTTTTCCATAAAATCTTCTGTCGGTGTATTTTTTAAATTTTGTACAAATTTATTTATTGCATCCGTTTGAAGTGCATCAGTTGGCAAATTTTTATGTTGATTTAAATATAAATCTACAGACATGTTCCAAAGAGTCATCTCTTCGTTTTCGTTTGGATGCCTTCCAGTTTTTTTTGTAAAATATTCGCATACCCAACGATATGAAGTCAAAATTTTATTCCAGATAAGTAAGATACGATCATATATATGTTCGTTAATCGTTTTGCCTCCTCTGTATTTTTTTGTTTTAAACGATTTTTTTTGGCTTCTCATAATACAATTAGATATTTAATTTTTAGTATTTTGTAAATTTATTTAAAATTAATTATTGAAAAGATCTTTATGGTTTACTAAGTTTAGTTTTGTATTAAATAATTCTGTTAATATTTTTCCACAATAATTTCTAAAAATTGAATATGGTGCATCATTGACAGCATTGAATAAAGTAGTTGTGTGTAATATAATATTAATTATGTTAGAATTTGTAGGTATATTATGATGCTTAAAATTAAAATATAAAATATTAAAATCAATATTTTTATAAGTATCTTTTATAAATTGTTCAAGTTCTAACATTTCTTTAAAATTGTTATCATTGAATTCATCTTTACGATAATTGTTATCATATAAATAATCTTCATTGATGTATATAAAATATATCATCTTTTTTCATTCATGATATGTTTGAATCTATTAATTCTTCTTTTATACTCTTCAACACCAGTATTAATATTAGAATTAAAATGGGCAAGATGAATGTCATATTTATTAGTGAAAACGCCATTATGAACATTAGGAATAAATTCATCAAAATTATTTTCCAATACCCTTTGTATTTTTTTTGGAAATGTTGGTATAGTCCAATCAAAAGGTAATGAAAAATTACGAAGACTTGCATAATTACATGCTAATGCAGAAGAGCATCTATGACCAAATGGTATTACTAAACATTCTTTTTTAATTACAAAGTTATTAGAATTATTTATTTTATAAGAAAACATTTATATATCTTTAGAATTTATATCTTAAAAAAAGAAGTTATTTTATTAAAACTTTATATAATATGGGAAAAACATCCAATCTAGGAGTTATGGGATCGGGAATTTTTGGAGTTTTTGGCACTACAATAAATTGTAATGCTAATGACAATTCTATTTATTGTAACATAATGAAATTTTTTAATCTATTTATAGTATTCTTAATTTTCTGTTATTTCTTATATTTTGTATACTCATATTTTACTAGAAAACGATAGTTAAAAACATTTAAAGAAAATTTTTCTCATTATATATGAACATTTCTGTAACCACACAAAATAAATTAATATTATCTAAATTGATGCAATTTTATGACCAAACCAATTTAAAAAAAATGATTTCTATAATTGCGGGTGATTCCAAGATATCGTTACGGATTATTGACTGGTTTACAACCAACTATGCCAAGAAATATTATGTTGTCATAAAAAATGGAGAGGTTAGGTTTAAGGTGTACGATGACTATAAATTAATGTTAAAGGCATATTCCAAGCAAAGATTTGATCCTTTTTGTAGGTGGGATCGCATTGTTGTGCCGTATAAAACAGAAACTGGCGATGGAATAGAAACAACCATTGGACAATTGAATTTTTTTAAATGGGCGCTTGAAAATAATATCATCGAATATATTGAAAAAAATTATGCCAAGATAGAAACTGACATGAATACTCGAAATAGTACATCGAGGAGAAAAACAATCGAAGTAAAAGAAACATCAACGACACGTAAAAAGCGAGAAGAATTGTCTATTTCTGCCACAAAAAGTATTAAAAAAGAAATGGTTGAAATTTCTCTTTCATTTAACGCATAATTAATGTCTTTTTTGTGATAAAAAGATTTAATTTGAAATGGAGAGTTGATACAAATATAATTGTTTTATTTTTTCCTTATCATTCGTATAATGATAAGCCAATCTTTTACTGCGCATTCGCGCGGATCGCTCGTATCTCTTTACCATCTTATCCATAAAAAATGGCAATCCTAAGTAATTCATGTGTTTATTCATATAAATTTTCTTACTATAAAATCCGTTTGTATTGAGAATAGGATTGCAAATGTGCGCACCCAGATTATAATTTATTTCGCGAATGGCTGGACGATAAAAACATAGTGATTTATTTTCTTCTGGGAAATAAACTGACTTTTTGATTTCGTGTAAATTAATATCAGTTAGGGAAACGTCTTTACTTTCGCCGATCATATTATAACCATGAACACTGAGAATGATTGTATTTTTGTTTTGTTCTTTCATTAAATCGTCTTGTGTAACACACAACCATTCGTCCATATCACAAACGATAACCCAACCCAATTCTTTTTTCCAACAATTATTTTTAATGAATAAATAACGATAATCGTCAATTTCATCATTTGAATTCCACGAAATGATGGAACATCCAAGTGATTTGGCAATTTCGACAGAATTATCAGTAGATTTATTATCATAAATAACAATATTGCATTGTGGAAGATATTTTTTGTAATGATGAACTGTATGAGGAAGCAAAACTTCTTCATTATAACATAGTATAAATATCGTAATCATATAAAATAATAATATAAAATCTTTTTTATTATTATTTTTAAATGACGGAAATGAATGTGATAAAACGCAATGGTGCAAGTGAAATTATATCTTTTGATAAAATTTTAAGGAGATTGAAATCGATGTGCGAAAGCGCAAAGATTGAAATTAATTGTACACAACTTGCTATGAAGGTAATAGATAGAATATATGATAACATTGAGACGACAAAGATTGACGAGTTTGCCGCGGAACATTGCGCAACAATGATTTGCGATAATCATGATTATGGAACACTTGCGAGTTACCTCATTATATCAAATCATCAAAAAAACACGCCCGCATCTTTTAGTGAAACAATGACCATTCTTTATGAAAATGATATTTTATCATCCGACTTTTATCAAATGGTTAAAGAAAATGCGACTGAATTAGATGAGATGATTGTTCATGAGCGCGACTTTTTGATCGATTATTTTGGGTTCAAGACACTGGAAAGAGCTTATTTGTTAAAGGATGGGGAGAGATCTATCGAACGTGTTCAATACATGTGGTTGAGAACGGCCTTGTGTATCCATAAAAATATGGATGATGTGAAAGAAACGTACGACTTAATGTCAGAAAAATACTTTACACATGCTACACCAACGCTCTTTAATGCTGGTACACGGTCTCAACAATTGAGTTCGTGTTTTTTGGTTGCCATGAAAGATGATAGTGTGGACGGTATTTTTGATACGTTAAAAGAATGTGCAAAAATATCAAAATATGCTGGTGGTATTGGATTACATTTACATAACATTCGAGGAAAAGGTTCGACCATTGATAAAAAAAATAAATCGAATGGACTGTGTCCAATGTTGCGCGTTTTTAATGCGACCGCAAGATATATTGATCAAGGAGGAAAAAGAAATGGTTCCATTGCGGTATATTTAGAACCATGGCATTATGATATAGAAGATTTTTTGGAAATGCGAAAAAATCACGGAGACGAAGAAACAAAAGCACGCGATCTCTTTTACGGGTTATGGATTCCAGATCTTTTTATGGAAAGAGTGAAAGAAGACGCAGATTGGTATCTTTTTTGCCCAAATCATTACAAAGGGTTATCAGATGTTTATGGTGAAAAATTTAAAGAATTGTATTTAACATACGAAAAAGATCTTCATGGGTTATACAAAAAGGTAAAAGCGCGCGAGCTGTGGTTTAAAATTTTAGATTCACAGATGGAAACGGGAACGCCTTATTTATTGTATAAAGATGCGGCAAATAAAAAATCAAACCAACAAAATGTTGGTACCATAAAAAGTTCTAATTTATGTACAGAAATTATCGAGTATAGTGATGAGAATGAAACGGCCGTGTGTAATTTAGCAAGTATCGGTCTTCCAAAATTTGTAGAAAACAAAGTGTTTGATTATGAAAAATTGCACAGTGTGACAAAAATCATTACGAATAATCTGAATAATATTATTGACAAAACCTTTTATCCATGCGAAACGGCTAAAACGAGCAATTTACGTCATCGTCCCATTGGAATCGGTGTTCAAGGTCTCGCGGACGTCTTTTTTTTAATGGATGTACCATATCATTCAGAAGAAGCAAAACTAATAAATAAACAGATTTTTGAAACGATGTATCATGCCGCATTGGAAAAGAGCACAGAACTTGCAAAAGAAGATGGTTGTTACTCGACCTTTAATGGTTCTCCCGCATCCAAAGGAATATTGCAGTTTGACATGTGGAATGTTGAGCCGTCTAAAAGATATAATTGGGGCAAATTAAAGGGTGATATTCATTACCAAGGATTACGAAATTCTTTATTACTTGCACCAATGCCTACTGCAAGTACCTCGCAAATTTTAGGATACAATGAATGTTTCGAACCCATTACTGGAAATATTTATAGCAGACGCACACTTGCCGGCGAATTTATAGTTGTAAACAAATATCTCATGAAGGAATTGGTTAAATTAGACAAGTGGAACGAAGAAACAAAACAGAGCATTATTGAAAATAAAGGAAGTGTTCAACAATTGGACATTTCCCAGCATCTTAAAGACAAATATAAGATTGTATGGGAGATTCCAATGAAACATTTGATTGATATGAGTGTTGATCGCGGTGCGTTCATTTGTCAAAGTCAGAGTTTGAATTTATGGATAGAATCTCCCAATTACAATATTTTGACATCTATGCATTTTTATGCATGGTCAAAGGGACTCAAAACCGGATGTTACTATTTACGACGCAAACCAACACATACTGCGCAACAATTTACCATAGAACCCAAAACAGAACCAGTGTGCGACATGTGTTCTTCTTAAAATGTTTACGTATAGTATGAGTCTGTTAGATAAATTTATTCATTTTTATTACGAACAAATTTTTTCACACTCTAAAAAGTCGTCTATTTTAAATGATAAAATAAAAAAATATTTTATTATAGATTATGCGAATATTATTCATATTTTATATGAAAAATACAAGGATGTCAGAATCGTCGCTGAAAAAATCAATCGTTTTTTACGAAAATATTCAACAAATATGATATTTATAGTGAGTAAACCAGTTACTATTGGAGATATAATTATAGATATAGATATAATAGATCCCATTCCAAATGTCTATCTATTTAATATAGAATACAAATTACAAATATCATCAAACATTGATGATATTTTAACGCATTTTTTATGTGTCGTTATCTTTGTCGGTTTACTGCGATTAAACATCAACCCTAAGAATAAAATAGTATTGATTACAAATGACAAGCAAAATTTTTGTAAAAATTTATTTGAATTGACAGAAGATGAGAAAAAAACCAAAATAAATTTATTAAAAGATGTAACCATTGATGAAATAGTAATGGGAAAAAAACGTAAAATAAAAGAGATCAAGAATTTTTTAAACGAGTATATGACTATTGAGAAAAAGACAAAAACATTAAAGTGTACTATTGGCGAAATATTAAAAGTAGTACAAAAGAATCATTTGTCGGATTTTAGTTATGACACATTAAACTCTTTACAAAAACAAATTACAAACAAGTGTATGCGTCATTCAAGAAGTCGTGGAAAATTAAAAAAATATTTTTACTTGTATGCATACATAAAATATATACAATCTTATTTAAATAACGACTTTTATGGAAGTATGAGTAAAGAAAAAATTATTTTGTTGTTTAGATAGCAACATCAATATCATGGCGATATTTAAAATAACATTTAAAACAGACCATTACATCATTAAACGAGTTATGTAATGGTAATGATAATGTGTTTTCGCCAAATAATTTGTCGTGTAATTCAATTAATTTAGGATATTTAATATAAGGTTTTGATAATATTTTAGTAACTGCAGAAATATTGCAGAAAGAGGTTGTTTCTTGCATTGTACAATAAAAGTTCATTTTTGAAAAAAATGCAATATATTCATTTGTATTTTGATGACGTTTTAGTTCACCAATGACCATCTGGTTATCAAAAAGAAGATTATGGCCTACAATGAGATCGACTTGTTTACATTTTTCAACAAATTCTTTCAGACAATCTAATATTTCTACAGAAGAACTTCTCGACATTTCTGTAGTAATATGATGTATTTTTGTGGATTCTTCTGGTATTTCTATTGTAGGGGGAAGTTGAATAATTTCGTCATATTTAAAAACAATTTCTTTTAAATCCATGTCATAAATAATATAACTAAACTGTACAATATATGGAAAATTATTTTTAGAAATTAATCCAGTTGTTTCAGTATCAAAAAAAAGTATTTTCATTTAGGTTATATATAATATTTTTTTTATATAGTTAAAATATTATTCTACTATATGATAGAAATTGTATTAATGATTGCTTGTCTTTTAATTATAATTTATTATTTTAATTATAGACGTTTTGAAGGATTTGATGAAAATACGGAAAGTAGTGAAGGCACGGAAAATACAGAAGGAGACGCATTGACTAGTATTAAACCAAATGATAACCCAATTGGGAGTGATTCTAGTAGTCTTAAACCAAATGATAACCCAATTGGGAGTGATCCTAGTAGTCGTAAACCAGTGGATAGTTTTATTAATGACTTAACAAGATTATTGACAAATTTTAAGGAAAATAATAACATCCAATCCTATGTTTATGATCATACAACAAAACAAGATAATGTGATTATCTTTTACGGAAAAGATAATAGTAATGCACAAATTACAAAAGATGATAGTTTAAAAATTACAGTAAATTACGGAAGTGGAAAAAAGGAAACGTATGATTACGAAAAAGTGTATGATAAACAGATTTTATTTACGGATCCTACCAATTCTAAAAACTCTGCCGTTTTGCAAAAAACAGATAATTCTATGACATTAACGGTTTACTCAAATGACCAAGAATATCTATTTTATCCGGATATTTCAAATAATAGAGATACACTTGTAAATTATATCAACGAACAATACTATGACGATACTAAAATAGACAAGACAAAATCAACCAGTTCAGAAATTACAAGCAGTTCCAAAAGTTCCAAAAGTTCCAAAAGAAGTACAGATGATCTCTATATATTAAAGTCAGAAATTGTACCACCCGTTTGCCCAGTTTGCCCAACACCTATTACTATAAACGAATGTTCAAGTAAACCCGTTTCGAAAACTCCCGAACCAAACCCATTAATGAATACTTTGAATAATACGATGAAAACGATAGAGTCCGACTTTACAAAATATACACAACCAACAAAATCACAAGATGTCAGCCAAAACGCAATGTTATTACCAGTACAAAATTATTTTGTGAATGATCCAACACTCGCCTTGAATGGAAAGGCAGAATCGACGAATGAACCTATGCCAATGCTAAACAGTTTTGCGTCGTTTGGTTAATCGTTTAAAACATTTTTTGTCTACATGAAAACTTTTTGTTTTTTTAAATTGTGGTACAATACGCAAAATACATTTGGATTTTTCACCATACAATGGTTTAATGCAACCCTTTTCCTTCTTTGGTTTGGTTTGTGTACATCTTGCACGAAAATGCTCATATGTTTCGCGAACATCTTCGTATGTTAAATTGGATGTTTTGCCCAACATTTTATTTATATGTTCATGTAAATCGTAAATATATTTTGAAAAAGTATACCGAGATTTCATCTCTTCTTTTCGCAATGGAAGAGATTCAAAATTTTTTTTTAGGTTCTCGCGACAATATTTGCATGGCAAGACAAATTCTAAACTTTTGATAAAGTTCATATATTGAGATTTTTCATTTTCTGTTGGGTTATATGGATAATTAAAACTCATTGTATGTAAAAAATGCCATAATGCTGGGCCCCATATAGTAGTTAACATACCATCACCACTTTTATAATCATCGTTATTAAAAATAAAAGCATCCATTAGTATAGGTTATTATTTTTTTGCGTTATTTCGGCATTTAATTAAATGTTGCATTTTAATATGATAGTTGCTTTATCTGTTTTAAGCATTTTCTTAATCGTTTGTTTTGCCATTTACTATTTTTATTTTTATAAAAAGACGACCAAAGGTAATAAAAGTGCAGAAATATTATTCTTTTACACAGATTGGTGTCCTCATTGCACTTCTGCAAAACCAGAATGGAATGCTTTTAAAACTGGAACAACAAATGTGAATGGGTATACAATTATTTATAAGGAAATAAATTGCACAAAAGAATCTCCAGAAAGTGAAGCTATGATGGAAAAATACAAGGTGGAGGGATTTCCTACCATAAAATTAATTTCAAATGGAAAAGTCTACGATTTTGATTCAAAACCAACAAAACAAAATTTGACCCAATTTGTTAACTCTGTATTGCATTAAAATTTCTACCATATTCAAAACCTTCTTCTATATATCCTTGCCGTTTTTCACTAGAGAAAGAATCTATTAAGCTTGAAAAGATAGTTTCATCAGAATAATATTTTATTGTATTGGGAACTTCGCAATCCTTTGTCTCTATTGTTTTTTTGAATAATTTACAAAATAACATAAAAAAATAATTCATCAAATCGCCCTCTTTTTCAATTTTGTCGTAATTTTTATTTTCTATAATTTGAAATCCTAAAATAGTTGTTTCATCCTCCACATTTTTTATACAATATTCAATTGGATAATTTAGTACAATACCAGCATCAATATAAAAAACGTCTTTGTACATGAATGGTTCAAATGCAATGGGAAGACAAGATGTCATACATAAAGCATCAATCAGTGATAAATCTGGAAAGGTTGAGTGTGATATATCTACAACAGTTAAATCATTTAATTCAATTGCAAACATATGGAGATCAATATTTGTTGATATAAAAAATTCCGACAATGTAATATTAATATCAATATTGTTAAAATCAAATAATGGTTTCATAAATTTTTCAATACATGTTTTATCAAAAATGCCTTTTTTTGAATATAAATTATAGATATGAGATGGTGTAATTTGACACATATCTTCCCATGGACGATTAATAACATAATTTGTTATTAATTGAATATCCATTTTTAAGGCAATCCCAATTCCTATTAATGCTCCAGCAGAAGTAGCATATATTGATTCTATTTCATCATATGTGATGATAGAATTTTCCAACATGTATTGAAGAGTTCCAAGAATTTTTATAGTGAGAGAACCTCCTCCAGAAATAACTAAATGTTTAAACATTAACATTCATAAATATTTTTAAATGGTGTTTATTTTTTATTATTTATATATATGACAACGATTTTCAATATTGATAACCATATCAACGATTTCACAGAAAATTTAAATATTGATGAATTATACGATCGAAAAAAAAATGCAGATATCCAAAAATTAGAAGTGTTTAATAAAATACTGAATCGTATTCATGTTCGAATAAAGTTAACTTCTAGAAGAACCAATGAAAAAAACTGTTGGTTTGTTGTACCAGAAATTATTTTAGGGGTTACTCATTTTGATCATGCTACATGCATAAGTTATGTGATTGATAAATTAAAAATAAATGGATTTAACGTCTTTTATTATCATCCAAACACTTTGCATATTTCGTGGGATCATTGGATTCCTAAATATGTTCGCGATGAATTAAAGAAAAAAACTGGAATAGTCATTGATGAATTTGGTCAACAAGTTCAAACCAATTTGGTAACTATTGAAAGTTATGACAAAAAAGAATTTCCTAAAACGGTAGAACAAAAAGACAAAAAATTTACTCCTATTGATTCTTATAAACCCAAAGGTATTTTTTAATGGCATAATATATGAAAAAACCTAAAACACGAAAAAATTTTTATAAAAATTGGAGAAAAGCTCCCACAAAATTTAATATGGTTGATTATGTTAAAGTTCCCTCATTTACAAAAAAACAAGAAAAAGAAGTAACAATGGTATTTGACAAAACCATTGACGAAGAAATGGTAGAATTGTTTAAATTGAGAAATAGTAAATTAATGCCACAAGACGATTATTATACTTATGTAAATGAATTGTGGTTAAAAAATGTAAACAGACTGGCAAATCAAGAAAAAACGTTTTATGTAAAACAAGATAACATACGTATAATGCAAGAAAAGACAGCCTATTCCTTGTTAAGTGTTCTTAAAATGAATCCAAATCAAAAAAAAGTATTTCATTCCTTTAAAAATATTGACTCGACCCATATGACAAAACATGTGGACGAAATGAAACAATCACTGCAGACTATTTTTGATAAGGATAATTTTTACGATTTGATGGTGTTTATGCATAAAAATCCATTATTTTCCTCCTCTTTCCCATTAATATGGGAAATGTCTGAAAATTTAAAAAATTCAAAAGTGTACTGCAATAACTTGGTATCATGCAATTTAACCTTTTTCGATTTTGCTTATTATGAAAATATTTCCAAAAAGGATAAAAAAAGATATGATTATCAACAAGAACTTTTTAAAAAATATGAAACGTATATAAAAGACATCTTTAAATGTCTAGGTATGACTATTCAGTATACAGATATTTTAGAGTGTGAAAAAGATCTAGTAAAATGTTACGAAGGAAATTTAAAAGAAGATGATGACGGATATAACAAAATTTCTTTGTCGGAATCAAAAAGGTATGGGTTTGATTGGCCATTATTTACAAAACTAATGGGGTTTTCGAGTACACCAGATTGGTATGTTGCTTCTTCCACAAATTATTTAATGAACGTTATGAAATTAATGAATGAGTGGAACACGCCAAAATGGCACAACTATTGGTACTTTATTTGCATGAAACAAATGATCAAATTTAGTAGAAAATTTTCAAAAATAGACTACGAGTTTAATGGAAAGTTCATTTCCGGAGTCATAAAACCTTTTCCGGACGAATTAAGAGGGTTGCGCGGTCTGACAATGTGTTTCAACACGTATTTATCCGAAGAATATTCTAGGAATTTTCGAGACGAGGTAGTGGTAGAGTATGTAAAAAATTTGTCGCACGAATTGCGAACCACATTTATAAATATGTTATTACGTAATAAATGGCTTTCGCATACAAGCAAAGAAGAAGCATTGCGAAAAGTAAAACATTTGAATTTTACTATAGGAACAATTGAACATCTTATGGAGGATCCAAAAATAGAGTATACCGATGACGTATGGAACAACTTAAAGATGCAACACTCTTATTATTTTTCAAAACTAATCACTTTTACGAATAAACCATTTATTAAGGATAATCGTGATGTGGATTGGCAAACATATCCGCCCATGATGGTAGGGAATCAAAATTATGTAGTCAATGCATATTATACTCCTACCGAAAATGGTATTTTCATTCCTTTAGGAATAATGCAAAATCCATTTGTTGTGATGAGCGAATCATTGGAATATAATTTGGCAAGTATAGGATATACAATTACACATGAAATGTCACATAGTTTAGATGATTTAGGAAGTAAGTATGATTATAAAGGAAATTTGAAAAATTGGTGGTTGCCTCAAGATAAAAAACATTTTGACAGATATATAAAGGATGTTATTGCCGAATATGAAGATTTTGCAAAACGTGACGGCATTGTGTGGGATGCGTCCAATTCAGTTGGAGAAGATATTGCGGATATTTCTGGATTATTTATTTTAGAAGAATATTTAAGAAATAAACTTTTTTTGAACAATGAAATGTTAGAGATAGATATTTTAAAATTAAAATTATTTTTTACTTATTTTGCGATTCAAAATAGTCAAGGAGTATACAATGGGGCAATCCCAATGTTATTAATAACAAATCCTCATCCTTTGAATAAATATAGAGTAAACTGTCCTTTGGCGCGCATTAAATTGTTTCAGTATATCTATAATATTTCTCCGAAGGACAAGATGTTTTGGAAAAATACAACTAAATTATGGTAATTTTTTTTTCTTTTGTATAATTATGAGTTTATTTGGCGGATTAGCAAAAGCATTTGGTGGTGCAACTCAATCTAGATCTAAATCTCGATCTCAATCTAGGTCTCGTGGGAGAGCTCGTGGAAGAGGGCGTGCTCGTGCACGAACCCAAGGACGAGCTCAAGGGCGTTCGCAAGGTTATGCCCAAGGCCAATCCAGAAGTCAAGCATTGGCAATGGCTTTAGCTCAAGCTCGCGCCAGAGCCAGAGCACGCGCGTATGGCCAAGCATACGGTCAAGCATACGGCCAAGCATAAATTACAATATAAATTGAAATGAATTGAGTTGTTATTCTCTATAAAAATGGAAGTTATAGAGAATATTTCAAATAGTCTTTTATGGATGACTACAAGTTTTTGTGTTGTATTTCACAAAACAATAAAACTAACACACAAAAAAACACGAAAAACAAGAAAAAGACGAAATAAATAAAATTGAATTTTTAAACCCAAATCATGAAAGAAAAAAATGAGAGGAAAAATTGACATCTTAGTTGCTTCGCAATACGGTGATGGTAAGTTTGTGCAAATTTTTAGGAGTTTGTATTATGAATTTAATCCTCATGATTTATCGACACAAACAAAGGAGGCCGAAATTTATCGATTATTGAAAGACAATGTTGCAAGAATTGATAATACGATCGATGATGAAGACATTGAAGGAATAGTGAGAAATTTAAACCATATCACAATAATTTATACCTTTTTACCAAATTATCTTGATATCGTTCAAAAAAGAATGCCACGATTGCTTATCATTTTTTACGAGAAAATCGAAACACTTGCGGATAATATTGATCGACTCATTGAATATTATATTGATATCGGAACACCCCAAGCACTTGATTTATTATCCAAACTGGTAGGTGTGAAAGAAATTCTCGAGAGCGCACAAAGATTCATCATGGCATTTTGGAAAGAATCGCCCGAAATATTTTTTCGGATGCCGCTTCGAATCATCGAAGATGAAAGTACTGTCTCATTATTCGAGACGGACACATTTATCCCTTATATTATGGGAAATGTAGAGCTACCATTATGGACGGATCCCTCTATCGTATCTGTCATTAACGATACTCGAAAAATTGTGCAAAGCAAGGAGCAGACGAAAATATATCGAGAAAATTGTTTCGTTCTCCTTCGGTTAATCACGCAAAGACAGCGATTTGACTGGGCAATCAAACTCATTATTATGTATCTTCCGATTCCTTTTGTCTTTGATTTAATGGAGTCACAAACACCATTGGAGTTTTCAATAAGAAATGAAAGAAAACAAGGAGATATTTTCGTTCAAGTAACATGAAAGTTTAAATATAATTTATTTTAAATATAAATATAAACAATAAATAATTCAATGGAAGAAAAAGAGGATATAGAACCCACTAAAAATTCGCAGTTATTTCATCGTGTTTCATGGAAACTTGTAGAAAAATATTTCAAGTCAGATGTGAACAATTTAGTTGCACATCATCTTGACTCTTATAACAATTTTTTTGAAAAGGGGTTGTTTGATGTGTTTAAAGATAATAATCCTATTAGTTTTTCGGAAAATGAAGAAATAAAAATAAATTTGTATTTAGGTGGAAGAGATGCACGCGCTATTTATTTTGGAAAACCAGTATTATATGACGATATTACAGAAAATATACATTACATGTATCCAAATGAGGCAAGATTGCGTAATTTAACCTATGGGTTTTCTATTCATTATGATGTGTTGGTAGAATATGAGTATAGCGACGGCCCAGAGATTCAAAAAATCGAGGCAAAAATAGAGAAAGTTTTGTTGGGAAAATTTCCAATTATGTTACATTCTAATTTTTGTATTTTAAATGGATTGGCGAGCGATATAAGTTACAATTTGGGAGAGTGTCGTAATGATCACGGTGGGTATTTTATTATAGATGGCAAAGAAAAAGTTATCATTCCTCAAGAAAAATTTGCAGACAACATGTTATATTTGAGTTTAGGAAATGATACATATTCTCATATAGTTAACATACGATCTGTTTCAGAAGATTTATCAAAGCCGCGAAGAACAACCTCTGTGCGCATGGTTGCCCCTACTACTCTATTAACAAATAACAATATTGTAGTAAACATCCCAAATGTTCGAAAACCAATCCCTTTGTTCATCGTTATGCGTGCGCTTGGTGTAATTTCAGACAAACAAATCATTGAAACGTGTTTACTAAATTTGAACGAGTATAGTTCCTTGGTTGATTTGTTTATTCCTTCCGTACACGATGCTAATAAAATTTTTACACAAGATGCCGCAATAACCTTTATTTCCGTTTTTGTAAAAAGGGGCACACAAATGGCTGTCATGGACATTCTTACTAATTATTTATTGCCTCATATTGGCGATACCAATTTTTTAGATAAAGCATACTATTTGGGGTTTATGGTTTTTGAATTATTGTCGTTGTACACAAATAAAATTGAACCAACGAATCGCGACAGTTTTAAATATAAAAGAATCGAATTGTCGGGAACATTAATCAAAGAGTTGTTTATCGAATATTATAAAATTCAATTGGCCGCTATTTTTCGAAATATAGATCGTCTTTATTACTACAAAGCACAACAGTTTCAAGACCGCGAATCTTTTTTAACTTTAGTACAAGATCATTCTGATGAAATTTTCAAAACACAAAGCGTTTACGAAGGATTTAAAAAGGCATTCAAGGGAAATTGGGGAAGCACCCCACACACAAAGAGAATCGGTCTCATTCAAGATTTAAATAGATTATCTTACAACTCGTTTATTTCTCATTTACGAAAAATTAATTTACCTTTAGACGAAAACGCAAAAGTAGTGGGTCCGCGTTTGTTGCATAATAGTCAGTGGGGGTATATAGATATTGTTGATTCGCCAGATGGTGGAAACATTGGTTTACATAAACACATGGCGATCGCAACATATATAAATTCGGAATTTTCTGCAAAAGGCGTTATTGAATGGCTGAAAACAGAAGGTTTGGAACCACTCTACAATAATACGCCAAACGAATTGAATTATTACACAAAAATTTTTGTGAACGGTGCATGGATTGGCATTTTAAAAGAACCGATTGTTGTACTAGAAAAAATAAAATTGTATAAACGCAATGGGCTTCTCCCCATTTTTATGAGTTGTTCATTTCATTATGAACGTAACATCGTCTTTATTTATACGGATGAAGGTAGATTATATCGTCCCATCTATTATATTCAAGATGAAAAAGTAAGTGCATTTCGTTCAAAAGAGGTTTGTCAAAAAGTATTGGGCGATTTCACGTGGGAAAATATGGTTTCTGGCTTTATTAAAAAAGACAATTATCACTATAAAAATAATAAAATATATGATATAGAATCTTTTGAACCAAAATTGACCGAAAAAGAGTTGGAGGAAAATAAATCGGTTGTAGATTACATTGATGTTGCCGAAGAAGAATATTTACTTATTTCTAATATTGAAAGTCCATTTCAAAAAAAATTTACAAATACAGAAATCCACCCATCTCTCATTTTTGGTGTAATGGGAAACCAGATTATTTATCCAGAAAATAATCCATACCCGCGTAACACTTTTTCGTGTGCACACGGAAAACAAGCAGTCTCTGTTTTTCATTCAAACTATTTAATGCGAATTGATAAGACATCGCTAGTTTTGAATTATGGACATGTTCCTTTAATTAAATCAAAATATTTAGATATAATTAACAAAGAGGAGCAACCATACGGCAACAATGTTATATGCGCCATTATGTCATATAATGGGTATAATGTTGAAGATGCTATTTTAATAAACGAGGGGTCTATTCAACGAGGGCTTTTTAATACTACTTATTATACTTCTTATGAGACACACGAAGAAAAAGTAAATGTTGGTAATAGTAAAATAAATACTCGTTTTACGAGTATACAAGATAAGCCAGTGTTGAGGACGAGACCAGAATTTTTTTATGATGAATTAGACGAGAATGGATTGATAAAAGAAAATACCGTTTTAAATGATAAACTTGTTTTGATTGGAAAGGTTCAGCAAACAGAAACAAACGATCTATATGATGCTTCCATATTTCCTAAAAAAGGTCAGTTGGGGGTGGTAGACAAGTCGTTTATTACCGAATCAGAAGAAGGGACAAGAATCGCAAAAATTCGTATAAGAGAAGAACGAATTCCATCTATTGGTGATAAAATGGCTAGTCGTGCCGGACAAAAAGGAACCATTGGTATGATTATTCGAGAATGTGACATGCCTTTTACAGATGACGGCGTTAAACCAGATTTAATTATTAATCCACACGCATTACCATCTAGAATGACCATTGGACAATTATTAGAATCATTGTTTGGTAAACTTTGTCTTGAAAAAGGTTGTTTTGGGGATTCTACTGCATTTAATATGAAAGGACCAAATCTTGATTTTTATGGAGACTGTCTAACAGAATATGGATTCCATTCTTCTGGAAATCAACTCCTTTATAATGGTATTACGGGAGAACAAATAAAAAGTGATATTTTTATTGGACCAACCTATTACTCAAGGTTAAAGCATATGGTAAAGGACAAAATTAATTACCGCGCACTTGGACCAAAAACATCCATGACACGTCAGTCTGTTCAAGGAAGGGCAAATGATGGAGGGTTGCGAATTGGTGAAATGGAACGCGACAGTATTCTTGCACATGGTGCCATGATTGTTTTAAACGATTCTTTTTTAAAAAGAGGAGATGAATATTTTTTAGCTATCTGTAACCATTCGGGAATGGTTGCAATCTTTAATAGATCGCAAAATATATTTTTAAGTCCTTATGTGGATGGTCCAATAAAATTTAACACAGTAAATGGGGAAGATAGGATTGAAAATATCTCACGTTTTGGTCGTTCTTTTAGTATAATAAGAATTCCATATGCATTAAAATTATTAATTTACGAATTACAAACAATGAATGTGCAGATGCGCATCATTACAGATGAGAACATTGATCAGATTGAAAATATGAATTATTCAAACAATGTATTAAAATTAGACAATAATTATGAAAACAAAATTGATGTTTTGAAAAATCATATTACAAATTATTTGGAAGATATTTCTAACGTTAAAGGAAATTATAATAATCCGTTTGTGAGACTAACTGAACCAAAAGAAACAAAAATACGTTGGGGTGGAAGCGAAGAAAAAGAGTTTGAGAGTGATCCTAATCAAAATGGCGTCAACGAAGATG